TTACTGGCCTGCTTGCTGCTGATTCTCCGCAATAAGTTTATCGATCCATTCCTGAATATCGGTTGAAGTCCAACGGGAGTTGCGCCCGTCTTTTATCGGTTTCGGGAATGTGCCTTCTTTGATACGCAGGTAGATGGTTGTACGGTCATACCCTACCGCGCGTTCTACTCGCGCGATGGTTAACAGTTCGCATGTGATCATCGTAATCCCCTCTTTTTCATGGCCTCAAGTAAAATGTCTTGTACTTCACGTTTTGAATCCCGCCGTTCTTTTACCAGCTCGTCTACCGTGTCCTCAGCGATAATGTGATAAATCCAGACCGGGCGTTTGTGGCCCGCCTGAGCTTGTCGTGTGGGGCCGATACGCTCAATGATTTGCTGATATTGTTCCAGATCCCACCAGTGGGAGAAGAACGCCAGAATGTTGCCGCCATCCTGCAAATTCAGGCCGTGGCCTGCGCTGGCAGGATGGGCGAATAGCACCGGTATTAACCCTGCGTTCCAATCTCGCTGCGTCTGTGGGTCTGCGTCTAGATGGCGGCCTTTGGGGAAAGCTTTTAACAGGCGGGTTAGGTCGCTTTTGAAATGGTAAGCCACGAGCACCGGCATACCGCTGGCCTCCGCAACGATACTTTCCAGCGCTTGCAGCTTGGCGTCGTGTATCTCCGTCCAGTTGCCCGCCTCATCGGTATAGATAGCGCCACTGGCAAGCTGTAAACACTTCATCGTTTTAGACGCTGCGTTCATGGCTTCGATATCGTGGTCGCCAATTTGCAAAAACATCTCTTTTTCCATTTCTTTGTACTGGCTGCGGGCTTTAGGACTAAGGCCAACGCGCACCACGCTATGGATCGGCTCGTCAATGTCGAACCAGTCGGCAGCATCAAGGGAAATAGTCACATCGCGCAGGGCGTCTTGCATTTGCTGCTGTGCACACTCTCGCGGTTCAATCTTATTAAAACCGGTGGTGCCGATCGGGATGCGGTTAAACCAGCGGTCAGTAAAAGCGCTGAATGTCCGGCCTAGTCGCTGGCCTTTATCCAGAAACCACGCTTGCCCCCACAAATCCTGTAAGCCATTTGGCGCAGGCGTACCGGAGAGGTTCACCCAACGGCCTGATCTGTGTGCAACCTTTGCCAGCGCCGCCGCACGTTTCCCGCCTTTACGCAAACGAAAGGACTTAAGGCGGGTACTTTCATCGGCGATAACAGTACCGAACGGCCATTCACCGTTGAGGGTTTCTATCAGCCAAACGAGGTTGTCGTAATTGGTGGTGAACACGCTGGCGTTAGAGTTGCGTAGTGCGGCTAATCGTTCTTGCGCGGTACCGACAACCGGCTGCATTTCGATATTGCGTAAGTGGTTCCACTTATCTACCTCATCCGGCCACGTAGACCGAGCAACCCGCAAAGGTGCGAGAACTAACGCCGGTTTTGTTTCGCTGCCTGACATAAACAGATCTTCAAGGCTGGTAAGCGTCGCCACGGTTTTACCCATCCCCATACCAGCCCAAACGTTTGAGCGGGGGGCGTCTATTTCATGGAGGATGATTTGATTTTGGTATTCGTGGGGGATGAAAAGTTTACATTTGGGTGCCATAGTATAGCCCTTTATAAGGCCGTCGATTAGTTAAGGAATTAACGTGATAACTCTGTATTGTGGTAAAGAAAATTTAAGTGCTTTATCTCCAGAGTGGGTAGGACTCATTGGTGTTATTGCCGGTACAATTTTAACAGGGTTAGCTAGCTATTTTATTCAAAGATCTGCACATAAAAGATCTTTAGAAATAGAAAATAAAAGAAATAAGGCTAACTTTTTGATTGAGTATGTAATAAAAGATGTTTGTGCGTTTATAGATAGTGAGTTGAATTTACTACAGGAATTACATGTGCAAACTAAACTTGTTGAAAGTGAAAAACTTGATAAAAGCCACCGCTTAAATTTGGTAAATACACAAACATTAATCCAAATGCTTAACGATGATAAACTTCTTTCAGACTTTAAAACTTTCTTAAGTGGATGGGTTTCTATTCAGAACATTATCGTAAACAATAATGAAGGTGATAAGTTTTCTATATTACAGGAAACGATGCTTTTAGCTTCAAGCATTAAGGTGCAACTAATGGCGAAGTTATAATTTAAGGAATTATCCCCTCCAGATTTTTAGAATCCAATACGCGTACGGTGAAGCCTAACGCGCGTAATTTCTCATGCTCTCTAAGTTGCGCCGCGGTCGGCTTTTCGCCTGGCGCTTTGCATTCAACGAAAATCACTTTGCCACCGGGCAGAAGCACCAGCCTATCCGGTACCGAACGGCGACCGGGGGAAATGAATTTGTAGGCTATTCCCCCGACTTTTTTTACCTCTTTGACAAGGTGATCTTCTATTGAGTCTTCACGGTTATAGGCCATTAGCTGTACCTTCTTTGAATTTCTCGCGAGCAATCTGCATGATGCAGAAATCGGAGCGGTTTTCGCTCCACTCCTGATTAACGCCATTGCGTGATAAACGGCTGGCTTTTGTCCAGACATTGGCAGCCCTCCGGTAATCACCATTGCGTTCAATTTGCGCAGCCTCGTGCGCAGCCCGATAGTAGAGCGGGCTGTCATGATTTTTAAATGACATAGCACTATTCCTTACGGTAGTGATAAGCCTCGAACCCGCCAGCGGAGAGCGGCAGGTCTAAAGCCCATTCGGGGTTTGTGGCGAGAAGTTCGCTTAATTTATCGGAGGTGAATGCGTCAGTGTCCGGTGCTTCGGTTAATACTTCATCATGGACGGTCAGCGTGATTTCGTAGCCGCGGGCCTCGATTAACGGCATGTTGTTTGCCATCACATCGCGGGCCGCTGCCTGAGTAGCGTTTTCCGCCAACTTACCGCCGTAGGTTTTTAGGCGTTGCCATTTGCGGCTGTAGGTATTGACGCCCATGTAGCTGATTTTATCCCCCTCGATACGGATACCGGGATAACAAACGGAACGGCCAGAGGGAAGTTGAATACGCAGCCAACTACCATCTCGGCGGATCTTCAACTTGCGACAAACAAACGTTTGTTTGGGGTTAATGATTGCGCGACGTACGGTATTTTCAATTTCACTCCAGAAAGAAACCGTTTCAGGGTGTGCATTTCGCCACATCCGTTTTAACGAATCGCAGGCGATAAATACCTGTTCCGAAAGGCCAAAGGTTCGTTTCTGTTTTACAGAGGCTTGGTACCAGCTTTGAGCTTCACGTTGTATTGATGTGGGAACATTTGGTAATGCCGCGTTTGCTAACTCATCCAGATCAAGCCCGTATACAAGGGCGAAGGTCAGGAACGCCGCGACACCACCACCGAAACCTAGTCCCAATTCCATCACCTTACCGATTTGGCGCTGGAGTTTAGTGACATCATCCGGCGATATATTAAATGCTCGGGCATAGGCCAGCTTATATAGGTCTGGCCCTTCGCGCAGTGCTTCGCCCCCCTCGTCATAGCCAATGATGGTGTCGTAATCGCGGAAAGCCTCTAGCTTCCACTCTTCACCCGCCAGCCATGCCAAAACACGGCCCTCGATGTTGGAAAGGTCAGAGACAACCAGCTTTTTACCCTTGGGAGCGACAATGCAACCACGCAGGGCAGAACTAATTAACTCCATTACGTTATCGAATAGCAGATCGGCACATCCGGCTTTTAACGCTTCGATACCGGTGTCTATGGTTTCCTGATCCAGAACTGGGCGGGGGAGGTTTTGCGGCTGGAACAGGCGGCCCGCCCAACGTCCAGTGCGGCTGGCCCCGCAGAATTGCAAAGTGCCGCGCAAGCGTCCGTCTTTGCTCACACCTTTGAGTAATGTCTTATATTTGCTGGTACTGGTGGTGCTGGCCTGCAAACGGATTGCCAGCAGTTCACGTAAAACGCTGGGTAATTCAGGGTCGGCAATACGTCTTTCTAACGTGCTTTTTTGCATATCGGGTAAATCGACACCAAATGATTCCACGATATGCCGTAATAGCGCATCTCTTTGCGTGGCGGCTTGAACCTCATTATCTGTAAGGTTCTGTGTGCGTTTAGCGAGAAGTTTCTGCTCATCCACAACGGCGGTAACTGCTGCTTCGGCAAGAACGGTATCCATCTGGACACCACGATCATTTATTAGCTGATCAAAATGCCAGAGCGCCAGCTCTTTACCTTGGTAGTTCCAGACAGGCAGCTTTTTATCTATCGCGCGCATTGCTTCGATATCATTGCCTGCGTATTTTAGGAAGCGTTTCCATTCTTCCGGATGCGTCTTACTGGTAGCCCGATGGATAGTGGAGTTTTTAGCGCGAGGCTTACAAAACAACTGGATCAGCGCCTTACCTTCCTTGTCTTTTGCTTTATCCTGAGTAATGCCTAGGATTTCGCAGAGAACACCAAGCCCTCCTGGAAGTCCGTGGGCGAGGGCTTTAACCATCGTATCCCGCCAGCGCTCAATGCCCCCTGCTATGACAGAAGGCATATCGTGTCGCATCATGGTTCTATCGAAATGGGAGTTTTGAGCGTAAATTTCTATCGATGGGTCTTGCAGATATGCCTTTAAATCTTCTGGCATTTTGGCACCGCTAGTAATATCCCATTCGCTTACCGGATCATCGTTTAATGCGTAGGTGATGATCATTACTTCCACATGTTCAGCGTATGCATGAGTACCGTTTTTAATGGGTGTCTCGCAAAATGTTTCGGAGTCGAACCAGAGTTTTTTGGACATAAACGTAGCCTTCTATTGATGTGCTTTGAACAGCAGGCACAATGCCCGCTCGTCAAAACACCCCCGCACAGAGCGGGGATGGGTTAACTTACGAAACTAATCAAGGGGATAGCCGTCTAAAACGTGGGCCACTGATACGCCTTCTTTAACTTTCTCGACGATAGAGTTAAAAGCGTCTTCAACCACACGCTCAGGGTTAACCAGTTTGAAAGTAAAGGTTAATTTGCCCTCACGCAGGCGATAGCGCAGACGGGCTTGTACTTCGTAGCTATCGCCGTTGTGGAACGGAGCCAGACCGAGGGTGATAAGCTCCGGTACCTCGATGGTGCCTTTCTCATTCTCATCGCTGTAGTTGAACTGGAATTCGCCAGTAGCCAGACGCATCGCAGAACCGAAGACCGCTTTACGGATAACTTGGAACTTGGTAGCGATTTCTAACAACTCTGCACCGGTTGGGTTAACAACGTCGGCGGCGCGGTCTTCCAGCAGTTCGGCAAACTGTTCCTGTCCTAGTGTCTGGCCGTCGTACTTCTGCCAAATCTTCCACGCTTTCGACAATTCGCAACGGTAACTGGCGCGGTGGTCGTTCCACGTTGGCTCCGCCGAGGTTACTGCGTGGTCGATAACCGCTTGTAAACTGTTGCTTTCGCTGTCCGCTAAAATGGTGGTACCGGTGTTAGCGAAACGGACGCAGTAAGCGATAAAGCTCGCAGCAGATAACAAAACAACTCGCTGGCGCATACGGCGAGGCGTGGGTAAGTAATCTTCCAGATCCTGAACGCGGTAGCCATCTGGCACCTGCACCAGCGGATTTCCCGCCACCTCTAAAACTGTCTGCGCGGTGGTGAGTGCCAGTAACGAATTAACTTCGGTCATTGTTCTTTCCTTCTGCCTGATAAAAAGAACCCCAGCATTTGCCGGGGTGTTGATTACTACTGAACCTTGCGCAGCGGCGCGGCTTCCTGCTCGGGTAGCGTTCGGCGCTGGCCTTCCCCGCTATCCACTTGCTTCAACTCGGTGAAGCTCTGCGCCGGATCATTACGCAACAAATCACCATCGGCGGTAGTCCACATAATGGTTTCGGCGCGTTCACCTTCTGGCAGCTTGCAGGCCACAACCGGCGAGATTTTTACGACGTCCTCGTTGGCTTTGTTAAACATGCTGATTTTCAAGGTCAGCGTAAGGGAACCGGCTTTGCCTGTTTCGCGTACGGCTTTGACGAGTTCGGCAAGATGTTCTGTCAACTCATCGTTTAAGGTGCCTTTATTCAGATGCACCAGATTTTGGTTAAAGGGGGTGGTAGTCATCATGGGCGATACTCCTGCAGGGAGGTAAAAAGCCCCGCATAAAGCAGGGCGTTGGGGGCTAGATCAATGATTCAGCGTCAGCGCCTTCGGTGATTTCGTCGAAATCATCTTCGGAAGCGATACCGCCACCGGCGAAGGCGTCACCATCTTTGAAGAACTGAACACCGCCAAGAGAGGCCGAGATACCTTTCCCCTGATTGTCGTAGGCAAAGATGGTGATAGTGGCGTTAACAAAACAGCCGGAGTAGGGGCGGCCATCGGCAGCGGTCAGTGGGGATTTATCGCGGTCAAGAACCAGCGGGCGGGCCTTGTTGCTGGCTGCGATATACATGTTGCCGGGATAGCCGTCATACTCGGCTTTCTCGTCACCAGAGCGATAGTTGTAGCGCATTGGGTTGCCAACAATCGTTTTCAATACCGCTTCGGCTTTGGTTCCCCATTTATCTGCAGCTACCTTTTTAATTGCCGCTTCGATGTCTTTATTGGCGGGGGGATCCGGTGTTAACAGGAACGTGGCGCGGAATTTATGGTCGCCTTGGCCGTTAACTTGCGTTGCTTCGAACAGGTCGGGGAAGGCCAAACGGACGTTAGCTAATTTAACTTTCATGAGAAGGTACCTTTAAATGAGGGATTCGGCGGACTCGGTTTCATCCACGTTTTCAAAATCGTTTTCGGGGTTGACGATATGCGCCGGACGGGGGTCTGCTTCCGGTGCGATAGTGGGTTTGCCATCGGCACGGGAGATAAGCGCTTCTAGCTTCGTCCAGCGTCGCGGGCTTTCTTTCTTAAGCAGTTTTTCGGCCTGTGTCGGGCTGATTAGCTTGAAGTTGTACATTTCCTCTTTCTTGAGGCGCATCGCGCTTAGTGTGGCTTCGGCGGTTTCTTCGCTATTCCATGCCCTGTTACCTTGCTTACCAATGACCAGTTTGTAGCCCGGTACCGGATGCCCTGCGTTTAACTCACTGTTGGCACGTTCGCGTACCGCTTTGCACCAACCTTCGACTAAATCAAGTTGGCCGAGTAGTTCACCGAGGTGGGCGTTATCGCAGTGGGTTATGCGTTCTTTTGCGCTGGCTAGCTGCGGTTCAAGATTATCGGTGAGGTCTACAAAGTCATTAGCAACAAGGTTTAAACTGTGTTGCTCCAATGCTTTGCAGGTTGCTTTGGCCTTACAGAAACGGCATTGCTTATCACCCGGCGTAAATGAATCTGCCGGTAGTGAATCCACACCGTCGCACTCGGCAATATTGATTGCGATGATGCTATCCGCTGCGGCGATGCGGGCGCGTTCACCGAAGGCGGCCAGATCATCAACCGATATCACCCATTCAGACACAAAGTTAAGACGTGGCATGTGAATGAAAAGCCGTACGCTAGTAAAGTCATACAGCATGGCGAATTGGTCTAATGCGCCAAGAGCGTAGAGCTGTAATTGCTCGTTTTCTACTGCGTTAACAGGTACGCCCATGCCAAACTTAAGGTCGTGAAGCTGTAACTCATCCCCCGCAAAGATAATCGCATCGGCGGTACCGAACTGATCGGGTACGCCGACAATCTCGGAGAAATCGACACGCTGCTCTATCAGCAGTTCGTTACCTTGTGATAGCGCCCAAACCGTATCGACATAGGTCTGCACGGCGGCGGCCATATCTGGCGTAACCTGCGGGCCTGCATCGGGTTTGCTTGGGTGAGCTAAAGGGTAGGTGCCGATGTAACTTGCTGCAGTCTGACCGCCTACAAGCTCTTGGCCTGCAAGGGTATTATCTTGCAAGTTGCGTAAAACACATTCGGCCAGTGCATGGGCGGCGGTACCTTCCACCGCGAATGGCGAACCGGTATCCTCTATTCCAGCCTCTAATGCGAGGCTTCCGCTACAGCGCATCCAACGATGCGCGCCAGACGGAGACAATCTTGCGTGTTGTTCCGGCATGGTTAGCCCTCCAACGCTTTTTCAGCCAGTGCGATAGCTTCCGGTAATTTGTCAGCGGGTACTTGCCCCAGCTTTTTAGCACCGAATTTGTCCAGAATCGCGACGGCTTCACTGCGATAGCCGCCTTTTGCCAGTTGCAAAATCAGCCCTTCGGCTTTTTTGAATAGGGCTTCGGTATCGTTTTCAGGTTCGGGCGTAGTAGTTTCTTTCTTGGTCTTTTTCTCAACCTTGGGTTTAACCGCTGCGCGTTTATCGTGAGGTTCTACGATCAGTTTTTCGATGAACTCACTACGTGCGGTCGCGCCTTCCAGCTGATCCCACAGGTTGAGCACATGCAGGGCGATATCAAAGTAAGCCTTGCGATACATCTTGGTGCGCTGTACATGCTCGGCCATGGCTTCATGTAATGCTGATGCTTTAGCCGCAGGAATGGTTTCTTCATCCGAATTGATTAGCGCATAAGCTTGCGTTAACCGTTCTTCTGTCAGCGTTTCGGCTTCGCTGCCGAACAGCACGGCCAGACACGCAACCAGCGGATAATCCAACGTTTCAAAGTCAACCGGCTCGAACGTCGTGCTGTTAACCTTCACGCTAGCGGTTTCCGCTTTTGGTACCGGCTTAGTGTCGGGGGTAAAAGCTCTTTGGTCACCGGCCAGTGCCGCTAAAAATTGCGCCATTAATGTATTGTTTTGTGTCAGCAGTTCGTTGTTCTGCTGGAGAATTGTTTCAAGGCTCATAGGGTTATCTCGCTAAATAGAAGAGGAAGAGGGCGACGCACAGAAGATAAAGCGGGTACAGAACGCCAGAGGGGGACGGATGTTGACTAAAATCGGCACCGGTTAAGCGGTACCGGTGTTGCATCTTTTTAAGGGAATTCATGGCTGTTATTCCTCGGTGGTTTTATACCTACCGCCTCGAACGGACAGCGGCAGGGTAAAAACACTTGGGGCCGACATATGTCGCTGGCCCTTGCACTGATCCACCGTTTGCATTGCTCCTCAGTTGACTCAATCCAGTTCGGTTAGGATTGGCCGCTATTTCGTTTTGCCAGGGATGCAATTGGTTACCCAGTGCGCGACTTCAAATTGTTAAAGAGCGTTACCGAATTTGCAATGCAATACAGCATTAACCAATCCGTTAACGCATTTATATGCGATATTGCATTTGGTGGTCAACCCGAAAATGCATTATTTTGCATAAAAGAAAGGCCGCTAAATGCGACCTGTTTATATACTGTTGATTTTTATATTATTCACGCCAAAGAGAGGATTTTGCAATTCCAGCGACGTACTGGATTTTAACGACTGCGGTTCGGGGATATTTGATCGGAGCATGGTCTTCGTTAACAGGTAAAAGATGAATATAGCCGTCTCTTTCAAATAAAAATGTTTTTACCATTACTTCATCTTTATCAGTAACAACCAAGACTTCATCGCCCGGTATATAGTTATGCCCTGGCTCAATGATAACGAATTCGCCCTCTTTAATACGCGGCATCATTGAATCGCCCACGCATTTAAGCGCGTACGCGTCGGGGTCGTATGAAGGCCAACGAATAAAACCATCGCCAGAACCTATAGGGTATTCCATATCATTCCAAAAACCGCCGTTGCCTAGTTGGGCGTTACCGACAACCGGAATATCCCTAAAGTGCATTTCGTGGGGGTCACCGCCAACATCTATCACTGTCTTGGCTGTGCCATCCATTAAGTTACATTCTGTCAGGTCAATAACAGACACTCTAAAGTAGTCCGCTATCTGCTTTAGGGTGCCGTATTTAGGGTCGTTAACTTCGCCCGTTAACAGGCGATGCATAGTTGATTGCTGCATCTTGATTTTTTGAGACAGCTCAGTAACGCTAGAGATTCCATTCTTGTGCATTAGGTATTTGATATTGTTCTGAATATTTTGCAATGTACCTGGCATTTTAAAATCCTCGATTAGTCATATTTTGTACAAATATGCGAATTTGCATACTCTAACGCATCTTATAATGCGTTTCAGGGTTGATATGCAATGCGTTTTCGGATAGTTTTGGCAATATGTTAAATCGGAGGTACCTAACCATGTCCCAATTTACGCCTCAAGAAATTGTCAAAAAGCTGATTGAAGCGGGTTATACCCAAGTGCGTATAGAAGAGCACACTGGGATTAATCAGTCCTCTATTAGTCGTTTACTGACAGGTAAACATACCGACCCGAGGCTATCTACCGTTCGGGCGTTGGAAAAGTTCTATTTGAGCGTAGTCCCGCAAGAAAAGGCGTAACCCATGCCAATACAACAAGAACAATGGGGGGCGTCGCCTGATGAGTGGTTCCACTTCGATCTGGTGCTGGGCCGTAGTTCAGACCTGCTACCGGTAGTGTGTAATCCTTCCGCGCCGTTATCCCCTGACAGTAAGTTAAAAGCGATTGGTAAGACACCAAGCCATTACAACGGCAATCGGCAAATCGCTGGTCTGGTCAACTGGACTAAGCGCCAGATAAACGACTCTGAGATAGAGAAGTGGAGCCGTGAGCCTGATTACGGGATTTGCATGCGCACTGGTAACGGTGTTATCGCGTTGGATTGTGACAGTGAAAGTGAAGAGATACAGGCGATTATCCAAGAGCTGACACTCGAGCTATTCGGTGTTATCCCTCCACGCCGGTACCGATCAAACAGCAACAAATGTTTGTACTTGCTGGCCGTCGAAGGTGAGTACCGCAAACGCATCCACCGCTTAGAAGGTAATAACGGTATTATCGAAATGCTGGCTGATGGTAATCAGGCTGTAGTGGCCGGTACCCATCCCAGCGGCGCACGTATCTTATGGGATAATGGTTTACCTGATGAGCCTGTCGTCATTACCCCGGAACAGTTGGAAAGCCTGTGGTCTGCGCTGGCTGAACGTCTGCCAGTGGTGAATTCCACCGAAGCGGGAACCAGTCGGTTACGTGACCGCAGTCAGGCCACACCAAACGCAACGGATGAAACCGCTGATTTTCTGGATGCGAACGGCTGGACTCTGGATTTTGGTGCCAGCGGTGAACGCTATATTCGTTGTCCTTTCGAAGACGGTCACAGCGGTGCAACGGATCCTACCAGTACAGTATACTTTCCCGCGGGTACCGCTGGTTTTGAGTTGGGGCATTTCAAATGCTTACACGCCAGTTGCGGCCACCGTAACGACGGAGACTACCTCAATAAGCTGGGTTTACGCATCGATGATTTTGATATCGTTGAAGTGGAAGCCAGCGAACCCGCGCCTTTACCTTCATTCAAACGTGATAACAAAGGTCGAATTGAGGCGACGATAGAGAACACGGCTAAAGCCGTGATGCGGCCAGATTTTTGCAGCATTCAAATCCGCTTCGACCAGTTCCGCGATGAAATCATGTTCGCACCTGATAAGGGTGACCAGTGGCAAGCATTCGGCGACCCTGATTATTCACGGCTGCGCATTACCATGGAAAAACGGGGCTTCAAGCCTATCGGACGTGAGCTTATTCGTGATGTGGTGCTGTTAGCCGCTGACGAACAACCTTTCGATTCAGCTGTTACCTGGCTAAACAGTTTGAAGTGGGACGGCGTGCCGCGAGTTGAACAGTTCGTGCATACCCATTTCGGCGCTGAGAAATCCGCTTATACCCGCGCAGTCTCCCTTTATATGTGGACGGCGTTGGCGGGACGCGTGCTTTCTCCTGGCTGCAAGGCCGATATGGTGCCTATTCTGGTAGGCGCACAGGGCTGCGGTAAGTCCACTGGCGTGGCGGCGTTATCGCCTGACCCGTCGTTCTTCTGTGAAATATCCTTTGCTGAGAAAGACGACGACTTAGCCCGTAAGATGCGCGGTCGTCTGGTGGCTGAAATCGGTGAACTGCGTGGCCTACACACTAAAGAGCTGGAATCGATAAAAGCCTTTATCACCCGCACTCATGAGAACTGGATCCCTAAGTACCGTGAGTTTGCCACTCAATTCCCGCGCCGCTTAGTGTTCATCGGTACCACCAATGAGGACGAATTCTTAGCAGACGATACCGGCAACCGCCGGTGGCTCCCCGTTCATGTCGGGCAGGTGGATGTTGCCGCTATTCGTAGCGACGTTCTGCAACTGTGGGCTGAAGCGCGGGGATTGTTTAAAAAGCTGGGCGTACATTTCTACGATGCAGAGCGTTTAGCCACGGCGGTACATGACCAGTACACCATCAAAGACGCATGGCTAGAAACTGTTGAACGTTGGTTAGATGAACCCGACACGCTAACGGAAGAAATGCCACGAACCCGCGAATATTTACGCGCTAGCGATGTTTTACGTGAGGCTATCGGCCTTGACCCTCGCAATGTTGGGAAACGCGAAGAAATGCGAATTAGTAATGTTTTGCAGGTTTGCGGTTACAAGCGTGAACGTAAGTCTATTGACGGCAAGCAACAACGAATTTTTACAGCAAGCTAGACAGCTAAAGACAACCTTTAGCACTAGGTTGTCTATTTTTAACTACTTTGATTTAAAAAGAAAAAGACAACCTAGACAACCTAGACAACCCTTTAAGTAAAAGATTACAGAAACGACTATATAAGGGGCTTTTAGGAATATATATAAAACTAGCTGTCTAGGTTGTCTGGGGTTGTCTAGGTAAATAACCTGTAGTTTTTTGCAGTTTCTATAAAACAATGTGCAAGTCGCACTCGGATTTGACGCCAAACGGCGTTGAATTTAGACAAACTCGGTGTTCGCCCTCGCGTACGCGCGCGTTTGCTACTTGCTTTCAGGAGTGACCTTATCGTGCAAATCGATTGGTTTCAGGTAATCACAGACGTCGAGCGTAGCGGCATGACGCAGCAGCAGATAGCGAAGGGTATTCATGTGGCTAAGGCGACGCTGTTCGGCTGGAAGCAGGGCAGTAACCCGCGCTATGATGATGGGGAAGCGCTGATACGTTTGTGGGAGCTGGTCACGAATAAGAACCTCCACGACCTGCCATATTCCAACAAACCCGCCAGTCGGTTCCGAAAGCGTTAAAATTGCAGAAATAAGCGTTTCACATATCAAACTGTATCAAGTGCAATAGCGGCGATTTGTTAACACAATGTTGTTTACAGAAAGCCGCCATTTCCTCGCAGTAAACCTGATCTTTTACCCCTTTCGTAGTGCAATTCAAACGAGTGACCTCTCGCCGGTGCGCTTAAGGGTCATTATGTTAAAAAGTCCTCAAAACAAGATATTTTAGTCGGGAAACCGAACGCAGGTACCGCACACACTCGGCGTAGTTCATCACCCACGGAGTACGCCTCATGGCTCGACCAAAAACCAAGATTGAAGTACCCGGTCAGGAAACATTGCAGGACGACGCTACTGACCTGATTGGCACCGCTGGCGAGGACACCGGTACCGCGCTAACCGTTGCCGAAGCCCTCACCGGTCTGGATTCAAACGCCACCACCGAAGAGCTACCCGCTGTTGACCATACCGCCCGCAATGAAGCCCTTACCGGCATCAATGCCGCGGGTTTCACCCTCATCACCCGATTTGAAGAACTCGGTTTTGTGGATGCTATAGGCCACCCGCTGACTAATTGCCTCGACTTTATCGAGCTGGTTAAGCAGGCGACCACTGAGAAACAAACAGGTGCAGGTTCCGTAGGCTCCGTTGGCGCTATCGGCGGTGCATCCCAAACTCTGACCGATGCAGGTTGGATTGTTCAGTAAGGAGATCCCCATGTGTGGAGGCACCCCAAACGTCGTGCAATCCGACCCTAAAGCCGAAGCAGACGCAGCGGCTAACGCAGCAGCAAAGGCCGCTAACGCTGATGCCGCAGCTCGTAAAAAACGCAAGAAAGGCTCATCGCTTCTCGCCACTGGCGCGGAAGGCACCACCGACAGCGGCACGTCTTTGCTGGCTGGTGGTGCATCGGGCAAAGGCACCTTAGGAGCATAACGATGGACGATACCGCCGCAAGGCTGGTTAAGCGCGTAAGTTCACTCAAAGCTGCCCGCCAGTTGCATGAAAGCGTCTGGCGGGAGTGCTACGACTACACCTACCCGCTGCGCGGCTCGGGCTTTTCCACCGAAGTGTTGGACGCGCAGAGCGCAAAATCTAAGGTTGCCCGCTTGCTGGATGGCACAGCAACCGACAGCGCCCGCATTCTCGCCTCGGCATTGATGTCCGGCATGACCCCAGCTAATGCCCAATGGCTGGATCTCGGTAGCGAAAACCTTTCAGACGATGAAAGATCATGGCTCTCTACCTGCGCCACGCTCACTTGGGAGAACATCCACGCCGCCAACTTCGACGCAGAAGGCTACGAGGCCAACATCGATGTGGTGTGCGCAGGCTGGTTTGCGCTGTACGTTGACGAGGACACAGAGCAGGGGGGCTACACCTTTAATCAGTGGCCGCTGGCGCAGGTGTTTGTCGCCTCTAGCCGCCGTGACGGTGTGGTGAATACGGTGTATCGCTGCTACCAGTTGACGGCGGAACAGGCGGTCAAAGAGTTTGGTCGTGACAACGTAAGCCACAAGATACAGGACGCCGCGAACAAAAAGCCCGATGACAAATTCGAATTCATTCACGCCATTTTCCCCCGCGATGGCTATATCGGCAATGCACGTCTGGCTAAGAACCTGCCGTTCGCCTCATTCAACGTGGAAGTTGCCGAGAAGAAAGTGGTACGCGAATCCGGTTACCACGAATTCCCCGTTTGCGTACCGCGCTGGATGAAGATACCCGGCACGCCTTACGGCGTCGGCCCGGTATATGACGCACTGCCAGACTGCAAAGAATTGAACGAAACCAAGCGCATGGAGAAAGCCGCGCAGGATTTGGCAATCGCGGGCATGTGGATTGCCGAAGACGACGGCGTACTCAACCCGCGCACCGTCAACGTCGGGCCGCGCAAAATCATCGTCGCCAACAGTGTAAACAGCATGAAACCGCTGCTTACCGGTGCCGACTTCAACGTCGCATTTACCGCAGAAGAGCGGCTACAGGCACAAATCCGCAAGATATTAATGGCTGACCAACTGCAACCGCAGGACGGCCCTGCCATGACCGCCACCGAAGTGCATGTACGGGTTGCGCTGATCCGCCAGCTATTGGGGCCAGTGTACGGCCGCTTTCAGGCGGAATATCTGCAACCGCTGGTAGAGCGCTGCTTCGGCATTGCTTTCCGCGCCGGTGTCTTCCCGCAAATGCCTGAATCTATGGCACAGGCAAACTTCAATATTCGCTATATCTCACCACTGGCGAGGGCGCAAAAGCTGGAAGACGTAACCGCCATTGAACGCTTAGGCGCAAACATTGCGCAGCTTGCAGCGATTAACCCCGAAGTCATTGACAACATGGACGCAGACGCCGCCGCGCGCGTGGTATCCGACGCGTTAGGTGTACCGGCCAAAGTGCTGCGCAGTGCTGCCGACGTTACCGCTTTGCGTGACCAACGCGCACAGGCTCAACAGCAGGCACAACAACAGCAAATGATGCAGCAAATGGGACAGGAAGCCGGTTCCGCATTGATTAATCAGGCTGTAGGAGGTGGACAGTGACAGCGATAGTAAAACCCGCATTAGCCGAGGATTACAAACGTCTGTTCGATGAGACAGCAGGCGGTCCACAGGTGCTGGAAGAATTGATCACCCGCTTTGGGCGAGGTGTGTATGTCAAAGGTGGGGCCGAGGGTGACCGCCAAACTTGCTTTAACGCCGGGCAACGTGCAGTGCTCGATTTCATTTTAGGCCGTATCAACATGGCAAACGGAGTCAACGACGATGTGGAAAATTAAACACTTATTTCTTAACGCTGATGCGGGTCAAGATGCTGGCGGCGCAGGCGGTGAAACAACGACTACTGGCGATAACCTGCTTGCTACTGGTGCAGCAGCCCAAGGCACGAATGATTGGTTGCCTGAGAAGTTCCGCATTACGGGCGAAGATGGCGCAATCAAAGTTGAAGACTCGGCCCGTAAACTTGCGGAGTCTTACACGCATCTGGAGAAACGTTTGGGCGCGGGCGATGCGCCACCGAAAACGGTAGAAGAGTATGCGCCAACGGTAGAGGGCGAGGGCTTCAATTGGGATGAGTTTAAAGCTGATCCAGAGATGCAAGGTTTCCTCAAATCGGCACACGCCAAAGGCATCACCAACGACCAGATGAGTTTTATCCTCGGTGAATACTGGCAGCGCGCGCCGGAGCTGGTAGGTGGTGCATCTGAGTTAGATCAGGACGCCGCAACCGCTTCGTTAAAAGAAGTTTGGAAGACTGACGCCGAGTTTAAGCAAAACATTGGCTTGGCCTTCCGTGCGTTCAATAGTCTGGCTGACCCTGCCGACAAGGACAAAATCAACGAGATTGGCAACAATCCGATGGTTATCCGCATGTTGGCAAAAGTGGGCGCTGAGATGAAAGAAGACGCGCCAGTTGGCGGCGAAATCAACGCCGAAGAAGCGCAGAGCATCCGCGACCTGATGAAGTCCGAAGCCTACACCAACCCGAAACACGCAGACCACGAGCGCGTAACCAGCAAAATCCGCGCGTTCTATTCACGCACCTACGGTAACGAAATCGTAGGTTGATACCTTTTCCACCCTGCAAATCGAGCCAGCCTAACCGCTGGCTTTTTCATTTGGTCGGGAAACCGAACGCCGCTCTGCAATAGCCTCACTCCCAACAGCCCGGTGTGGTAGCCGGATACCTGAATTTCCCGTTGTCCGTAACGCCAAGCGGCCAGCGTAGATAGAGCCGGGAAACCGATACCTCACGCGGCGTAATTTTTGGGAGTAACACACATGACCTTTGCAGCTAACAAGAACATGATCACCGCCGCCTTTGTGCAGCAGTTTCATGACTCTTTCGAAATTGCATCCCAGCAGAAGGACTCGCGTCTGCAAGCTGCGGTGCATGACCGTGGAATGATTACCGGCGCGTCTTTCACTATCAACGACATGGGCACGATCGAGATGAACGCGATCACTACCCGCTTTGGCGATACCGTTTGGGATGTGCCAGAAGCCGGTACCCGTAATGCGTTAATGGCAGACTATGGTGTATTCGTACCGGTAGAAAAACGCGATTTGCGTAAACTGATTGCTGAACCTCAGGGGCCATACCTGCAACTGACACTCTCCGCAACCAACCGTAAGAAAGACGATGTTATCTACCGCGCATTGCTGGACCCGGTGCCGCGCAAAGTAGAGAACAACGGCGCGTACACCAACGTCGTATTACCCGCCGCGCAGAAGATTTTAGCGGGCGGTAGCGGCATGACTAAGGCGAAGTTGATTGCCGCTAAAGCCATGTTCCGCCGCAACGAGTGTGACGAGCAGAACGGCGAAGAGCTGTATATCGCTTACAACGCCGATATGTTGACGCAGATCTTAAGCGACACCACCTTGACCAGTGCCGATTTTATGGCGGTCAAAATGTTGCAAGAGGGTGCACTGGCGGGTAACTGGCTGGGCTTCCGCTGGATTGCTTACGAAAAGCTGGACTCGGTTACAGATACCGGTGTTACCACCAAAACCACCGTAGCATGGGCTAAAACCGCAGTTCATTTCGGTACTGGTGCTGAGTACAACACCGATATCGGCCCACGTCGTGACAAGAACAACACCATTCAGATCTCGGTAGATGCTTCCTATGGTGCCGGTCGTGCCAATGAGCAGAAGGTTGTTTCTATCGCGTTCGTCGTTGCTTAATGCCAGCGCCTTTGCCGAGGGTAACACCTCGGCCTTTTTCTAAAGGTAACGCTCATGGCCTCCGATATCTCCATCTGTTCCAATGCTCTGCTTATGCTGGGCGCACATCCGATAAACAGTTTCACTGAAAACACCGATCACGCCCGTCTGTGCTCTAACATTTACCCCTCCGTGCGTGACGACTTACTGCGTAAACATCCGTGGAATTGTGCGGTGTCGCGTGTTTCATTAGCACCGAGCACCTCACTGCCTGTCTTTGGCTACGCCAATCAATTCCCTATTCCGAGCGATTGTCTGCGTATTCTTTCCGTCGGGGCTGAAGGTTATGAAATCCCTTATCAGGTCGAGGGCAAGAACATTCTGGCTAATACCACGGTGGTTGCGCTGCGCTATATCAAACGGACTGACGAAGCGTCATGGGATCCGGCTTTAGCGCATGTGGCTGAAATGGCGATGGCGGCCAAACTTGCTTATGCGGTCACCAGTTCAGCCTCGTTGCGTGACAGCATGGCACAAGAAGCGGCGTATGCCTTACGTCAGGCTAAGGCCATCGACGGGCAAGAAGAACCGCCGGAAGAACTTGGTGGTTATCCGACATTTGAGTCGAGGTTCTAATGCGTGCCAATCTGATTAAAACTAACTTTACTGCCGGTGAGATCTCCCCCCGCCTAATGGGGCGAGTGGATATTGCACGTTATGCTAATGGCGCAAAGACGGTAGAGAACGCCGTTTGTGTTATTCACGGTGGGGTAATGCGTCGACCTGGTTCGCGTTTTGCGGCAAAAGCCAAGTTTGGCGACCAAAAAGCCCGATTGATCCCGTATGTTTTTAACCGCTCGCAAGCGTATGTGCTGGAATTCGGTAATGGGTATGTGCGCTTTTATCAGAATGGTGCACAGATTGGTGCCGGCAGTACCCCCTATGAGATAGCCAGCCCGTACACCTCAGCGATGTTGTCGTCCCTGAACTATGTACAGGGTGCCGATACTATGTTTCTGGTGCATCAAGACGTGCCACCTTATCGCCTGCAACGCAAAGGCCAGACCGATTGGGTGCTTGAACCCGCGCCCTTTATCGTCAAACCTTTTGATGAAATTCGCGATACGCCCGAAAAATGGTGCAAACCCTCAGTCAAAGAGTTTGTTGGTTCAGCTATCACCCTGACATTGAGCGATGCGGAGTCAGGCGGCGCTCTTACGGGTGCGGGATGGGTGGGTGCGGATGTCGGTTCTTATGTCCGTATCAATAGCGGCTTGGTTCATATTCAGGCGGTTACCAGCGCTGCGGTGGCCACCGGTGTTATTCGTACCGTGCTATCGGCGGTACAGTCGTCTTCTCCGGGAGCGTGGACACGTGAGGATGCGGTCTGGTCGGCCGAGTTCGGTTACCCTGGTGCAGCCACGCTGTACCAGCAACGCCTTGTTTTAGCCGGTTCACCCAAGTACCCACAAACTATCTGGATGAGCGAAACCGGTATCTATCTGAGTTTTGAACTAGGTACCGACGATGATGACGCGATTTCTTTCACGGTCTCTTCTGACCAGATAAACCCTATCGTGCATTTGGCGCAAATGAACACGCTCATTGCGCTGACTTCAACCGGTGAATTCACCATCACTGGCGGTGGCGAATCTGCCATTACCCCGACCAATATCTCGGTAAAGAACCCCAGTCCGTACGGCTGCAATAGCATCAAGCCGGTGCGTGTCGGTACCGAAATCATGTTTATGCAGCGCGCCAACCGTAAACTTTTTGCCGTGGCCTACGACCCCGATAGCTTTGTGGCATATTCCGCCAACGACCTGAGTGTACTGTCTGAACATATCACTCTCTCCGGCGCGGTGGATATGGCCTATCAGCAGGAACCCGATGCCTTTATCTGGATGACCCGAGCCGATGGACAACTGGCAGTCGCAACCATCGACAGGGCGCAGGACGTTATCGCTTGGTCACGACAGGTGACAACGGGTGCCTATGAATCGGTTGTCACTATCCCCGCCAGCACTAACGACGTGGTTTACGTGCTGGTTAAGCGGGTAATCAACGGGCAAATAGTACGTTACGTTGAGGTATTCGATTCAAGCCTTAACACTGATGCGGCCATAACCGCCACTAATGAAGCTGGTGCCAGCGTCTGGAGTGGACTAGCCCATCTGGAGGGTAGTACGGTGGATGTGATTGCTGACGGCGCAGTTATGCCGCAGCAAACCGTTAACGGCGGAGCAGTCACCCTAAGCCGTAACGCAAAACGCGTCGAGATTGGTTTGCACTACGATACCACTATTCAGACGCTTACCCCGGAAGTACCTACCTCCGAAGGCACTACGCAGAGCGCGAAGAAACGCACCAGCGAAGTGACGCTGCGTTTTCTTGATACCACTGGTGCTGAGTGCAACGGTCAGGTTATCCCTTTCCGTACCTTTGGCCCCGCCGTACTTAACCAACCCGCACCACTTTTCACTGGCGATCACTTCTGGGGAAAACTTGGCTGGGAGAAAGGCGAGGACTCATTACTGATTCAGCAGCGCCAACCGCTGCCATTCCATTTACTGGCAATTATCACCACCTTCACCGCGAACGGAGGCTAACAACCATGATCAGACCGGCAACGATTGACGACATTCCCGCACTGGTAACGCTCGGCGCTCGAATGCATCGCGAATCACGCTACGTTACTTTTTCTTTTGATGAAGATAAATGCGCTGCTCTGGCTGCCAACTTAATTAACGCTGAGTTTGGTGTGGTGCTGGTGGTCGAAGAAAGCGATCAGCTAGTCGGCTGGGTGGCTGGTGGCATAGGTGAGCAGTATTTTTCCCATGAACGTATGGCCTTTGAGTATGGGGTATTCATTGCAGCAGAGCATCGCGGCGGAACAGCCGGTTATCGACTGGTAAAAGCCTTTATCTATTGGGCTAAAAACCATGGCGCAGCAGTGATCAATATGGGGATCACCACCGGCGTACACGAAAACCGCACTGGCGAACTCTATCAACGCCTTGGTCTGGTGCGTACCGGCTCACTTTATTCGATGGAGGTTTAAACCATGTGTACGGGTGTAGAAATTGCGTTAGTGGCGTCTTCTGTTCTCGCGGCGGGCGGGGCGGTTGCCAGCGGCCAGCAGCAGAAAAAAATGGCTAACTATCAGGCAGCGCAAGCCGAAGCAGATGCACAAGCCCAAGCCTCCGCCGCCAAAGTTCAGGCCGATAAAATCCGTAAAGCGGGGGCGGTGCAGGCATCTCAAGCTAATGCGGCTTTGGCCGCTTCGGGGGTAGAAACTGGTGAGGGTACTGCACTGCGCATTACTTCCGGTATTGTCGGAGATGCGGAAGAGGATGCGGTAACCACAATCTTAAGCGGGCGAGATAGTGCCGCACGCTATAACGCACAAGCTCAGGCAGACCGAATCAGCGGTAAAAATGCCGCCACTTCTGGCTATATCAATGCGGGCAGCTCTTTGTTACAGGCGGGCAGTACCGCGTATTCCGGCTGGAAAAAATCATCAAATAGCGGCGGTAGCAAAACATGAAAATACCCACAGGGAATTTCGGTAACCTAACGGTGCAGCCGCAGCCAACAAGGGTAAATATTGGCAATACTGATATTGCGTCACAGGCTACGCAAGGGCTTGCAGGTACTGTCAATCGGCTGGCACAAGAACAACAGCAAGAAAATTTTCAGCTAGCAAGGGCGCGGGCCGGTTCTAGTTTGGTTGACTACGAGATGCAAACCAAAGATGTCGCGGAATCTATCCGCCAGCAATTGCAGGATGGCACGTTACGTTCTGATATGGCAGGGAAAGCCTATACCGAAGCCATTACAAAATTAGAAAAACCCAAGGTTGACGGGCTGGATGAAGTTGGCTTAGAGACGTTCGGTAAAGGGCTAACCCGCTTAGATAACAGTGGGATATCTACCGTCGCCGGTTATGCCAATTCGGCCCGTCGAGTGGAAATGAAAAACTCAGTTGACGACATGCTCGATAATTGGGGGAAGCTGACCAACTACCCCGGTGCTGATGTCGCTAAAATCAATGCTCAGGTAGCCTCACTGGACGAACAAGGGCGTGTTGCCTACGGTGCGGAGTGGGGCAGGGTAAAGCAGAATTTTCAGGATAAGAACTGGTTTAACGAGGCGCAACAACGGCTAATGACCGCGCGAAATAATGGCGGGGCATTGTCAGCGTTAAATAATGATCTGACCTCAGAGAAAGGTTTTTACCTGGATAAACTTGATCCGGAGAAACGCAACGAACTGCTTAATCAGTCGATGAGTTATCAGGTGACGTTAGAGAACCGCGCTCAGGTTGCCGCCGCCCGTCGGGAAGCCAAAGCCGGTAGAGCATTCAGCGAGTTTGAACGGCAGATTTCAATGGACTTGCCGACCACAGCGGAACAGCAAGTTAACCTTATCAGTGCCACCAAAGGCACTGCGGTAGAAGCGGATGTCAAAGACCTGTTAGCTAATCAGGTAAAGATTAGAGAGGTCATATCTCAGGGGCCGTTAGCGGCGCAAAATTACGTTAATGAATTATCGGCCAATTTAACCACCAACGGTGGCGACATGAAGCAGTGGCGTAACCTGCAATTGCTCAATACTGCGGTGCAAAAAAGCAATAAGCAGTTAATGGATAGCCCGTTAACCTTTAACCAGAACCGTACAGGTGAAGCGGTGCAGCCGTTAGACATGATGGCAGTCAGTCCGACACTCAGCGCGGTAGGCAGTGCCATTGAGGGTAAAGATATTAGCGACCGCTTTGCCGAACAGATCGCTAACCGTTCGGCGACGTTGGATGCGTTAAGCCAAAACACCGGTTTTAAAGTTCCACATAAAATATTATTGCCGCAGGAAGTTGCGGTGTTAACCAGTACGCTGAAAGATAAACCGACAGGTGAGCAAGCGGCAATATTGGCGCAATTAAGAAAATCTATTCCCGATGACCGTGATTATAAAGCGGTCATGCAGCAAATATATCCTGAAGCGCCTACCGCAGCGTTAGCCGGGTCCTTATCAGATCAAAAATCTACCAATAAAGTATTGCAGGGGTATGAGCAACTTAAAGCCAATAAAGGCGACATGACAAATTGGAATGCAGCTAAAAAAGATTTTGTTACTGAATTTGATAGCATCACTGGCAATGCATTTGCGGGCAGACATGAGGCAAGACAAGGGGCAATAAATATCGCTTTTGCATACCATGTCGGTAATGCTAGCCAGAAAGGGGAATATTCGACGGATATTAGTGGCTCTCAAGTTAAAGATGCCATTAAAAATACCGTGGGTGAAAGTACCTCGTTGGGCGGCGCTCAAGTCTTTGTTCCGGTAGGTGTTAGTGTGAGCGATTTTAAATACCGTTATCCGGCGCTGCTCTATAAGGCGCTTGAACGTCAAGGCATGGACGTATCACGGGCTAATCAGGCCAGCTTATTTAATCTTCTTCCTGCAGGGCCGGATGGTGATTATTTTGTTGCACAGGGCAGAGACGCACTTGTTGACGCTAAAGGCCGCCCACTAATGATTAACTTATCCAAGCCTACAATTGACAGTATTAATAATGCAGAAGCAGCAGTCATTAATACAAAAATTAAAGACTACAGTATTTATGGTTACTCAAAGGCTAGTGAAGAAAATAATTTTTTAGGCGCGGAATAATATAGATGAATATATTCTCATTTTATGAAGACGAAAATAAGCAGTTTATCGACGACACCCTGCGCTTTAATTCGAAATCGGAAAAGCAAATAGACCCCGGCTTTATTTCTCTCGAAGATACCATTGTTGAACCGATTCGCGGTATTGACCGAGGGTTAAATAAAGTTGCCTTTGCCGCCTCGCAAGGGGTTTCAACTTTATTATCCCCCGTTGCTCAGGCGATAGATAGAGCCACCGGTACTAATGCCAATGCCTTTTTTGATGGCTCCTGGACTGAGGGATTTCGTAAAACCGCTGAAATACAGGCCCCTGAAGCCACAGTCACCACCACCGCTGGGCAGATATTGAATGGGCTGGGCGATGTCATGTCGCGCGCGGTTGGCGGAACAGTTGCCGCAGGGCCATTAGGTGGTGCGGTGCTGGCGGGCGGTACCGAGGCCATTTTCGCAAACGACGAGGGCTTGCGTAAAGGGCTAGACCCGCTGACCGCCGCCGGTAAAGGCGTACTTGACGGGGTATCTTTGGGCGCTGGTACATTAGTGCCAGCAGCGCCTTTTGCCAAAACATTACTTTCCCGTGTTGCAGCGGGCGCGGCCAGTAACATAGCCATCGGTGCGGTGCAAAGAGGCACTACAGCGGAATGGCTCGAACAACGTGGCTATAAGGACATGGCACAGCAGTACAAAGTGTGGGATGCAACCGCAATGCTGGCTGACGGGGTGTTGGGTGCGGCTTTTGGTGGGCTGGCCCATATCGGGGCCGCTGCCACGCCGGATTCGGTTGATGCTGCATTAACTGCCCGCAACGCGCAACATTTCAGGGAAGATACCGCGCCGGGGATACCCACTGATATACCTTCAAATATTGCGCACCAACGGGCGTTGGAAACGGCTACTGATCAAATCAACCGAGGCGAACCCGTCGATGTGGCGAATATCGACGGCGTATTCGACGCGCATTTTATTGCACGTGACGGTAGCAACTTTGCCGAGCAGCCCGCAGAAATAGCCCCCCGCCCTGTAGCTGAAAGCGAAGCTACTTTCCAACCTGAAAAAACCACAGCGGAGACGGCAACACCAGAGGCTGATCCTATCCTGCGCGATATCAATAACGCCGATCAGGTATTGGCAAAGCTGGGTGATATTGCGGTTCGGGTTGAAGACGAAAGCGGTAATACCCAGCAGCGTTCAGCAAAAGAGATGTTACTCGAAGATGAGCAGGCAATCAGCCATGCAAATAATGAGGCTCAAGGCTTTATGGCCGCTATTGAATGTGAACTGAGGCACGGTAACCAATGAGAGCAGAATGTATTCAAGCAGTGGTCAACGCGATCGGTCGGTCTATTACTCAGGCGGAAGTTAAGGGCATTGAGAATAGAATCAATCAACACCACAAACGGCTGGCACAAGATACCCCCGGCTGGATGGCAATGTCCAAAGCCGATCGTCTGCGTGAAGCGGCAAAGTCAGCGGCAGACGAGATAACCCGCGAAGCCAAGTTGAAAAAATGGCGTACCGCGCTCACCATCTTGGCTCATGACAGGGTGAAAAACTACGTGGAAAGCTCTACCGACACGCCGGTGAACGCTCTTGGTAGACTGATCGCTTTTGATTCAGACCAAAAAAGCGGCGTGTTGTCGGTTGAGTCTCAGGCTAAAGCCATTCGAGATATTGCCTATTCCCAAATGTTGACGTTGATTGATACCACAAAAGGGAAATTCCTCAGTCTGTTATCAGACCCCGAAAGCAGCAAGGCGGTAATTAAAGAACTGCATGGAGAGCATTCTGGTAATGCAGCCGCCAAGCAATCCGCCAAAGAGTTTAAAGACGTTGCTGAATTTCTGCGTCAGCGCTTTAACAACTCGGGCGGAGCGATTGGCCGTCTTGAGTCTTGGGCCATGCCCCGTAGCCATTCACAGCTTAAAGTCGCCAAGAATAGAGAGGCGTGGGTCGACGACCACGTTAAATGGGCTGATCGCCGTTCGTACGTTAACGAAGATGGCAGCAGAATGTCGGACGCTCAGTTGCGGGAATTCTTCACCCATGCGGCCCGAACCATCGCCACTGGCGGAATTAACAAAGTCGAACCGGGGCGCTTTATTGGTGGTAGCTTACGGGCCAATCACGGCAGCGAATCCCGCTCTATTCACTATAAAGATGCGGATAGCTTCATTCTCGCCCAGCAAAAATATGGTGATAAAGACCTGCTAGCACTGCTTACCGGGCATATTGACCGACTGGCGCGGGATATTGCCTTAACCGAAACGCTAGGGCCAAATAGTGATCTGCAATTTCGAACCCAAATGGATATGGCACAGCAATCTATGATTAACGCCGAACCGGCGAAATTCAAAAAGATAGAAAGTGAGATGTTGCGGGTTGAGCGACTCTATAAAGATGTGGCAGGGCAAAATGATATTCCTGAAACGCCGTGGCTTAAAGAGGCATTCGACACTTATCGCAGCATTAATGTAGCGTCTAAACTCGGCTCCGCTGCCATCACCGCGATCACCGATCAGGGTAACTTAATGGTGACCGCTAAAGTCAATAACTTACCGGTAATGCAGGTATTCGCCCAAGAACTGAAACTACTTAATCCTGCGGATTCCGCTTCCCGTGAGGCCGCTCGCCGTGCGGGTCTAGGCATTAACTATTATCTCAATGGTCTACAACGCTTTGGCGCGGAAACTCTAGGCTCTGCGGGAGACACTTCCGGTGCGCTATCTAGCAGTGCGCAGAAAATAGCCGGTTTTGTGTTGCGAGCATCCGGCCTTAACGCTATGACCGCAGCCGGTAATCAGGCGTTTGGTATGGTGATGTTGGACACTATCGGCGGTATGACGCGCAAACATGCCAACCTCGCGCATCTGAATGCTAAAGACCGTACCCGCTTGCAGGGGATGGGCGTGACCGAGGCTGATTGGGCAGTGTGGCGCAAGGCAGATGTCAGCGACCTTAGCGGCATGGGCGATACTGTGCTGACTCACAATGAAATATTGGCGTTAAGCGATTCGGCCCTTACACCGCTGGCGAAACAGTTTGCTACCACCCCCGCGAAACTACGGAATACGGCGGCCACTAAATTGTTAGGTGTAGTGCAGGACGAAGCACAAATGGCGGTGGTCGAACCGGGAGCGCGTGAACGTGTGACCTTGCATCGGGGAACCACGCGCGGCACTTGGAGCGGGGAGATCTGGCGGTCAGCAACCCAGTTTAAAAGTTTCCCAATAGCGATGGTGATGCGCCATGCTCACCGCGCACTGGCACAAGACGGGGCGGGGAAAGGCACCTATGCAGCAGCCATCATCGCGGCGTCAACTTTATTGGGTGGCATGGCTATCCAGCTTAATGAGATAGCCAGCGGCAGAGACCCGCGCGACATGACCAAGCCGGAGTTTTGGGGCGGTGCGTTTCTGAAAGGGGGCGCGTTAGGCTTATATGGCGATTTCTTGCTGACTAACCAGACGCAAGGCGGTAATAGCTTTATTGCTTCCATTGGCGGGCCGTTGGCCGGTGATATTGAATCGGTAGTGAAAATGACCCAAGGCGCGGCGTTTAAGGCTATTGATGGCAAAGACCCGCATACAGCGGCCAATGTGGTGCGCTTTATTAAAGGACATACGCCGGGGGCTAATTTATGGTATGCAAAAGCGGCGTTAGACCATATGATTTTCCACGATATTCAGGAACAGTTTTCACCTGGGTATTTAAGCCGTATGCGCCAGCGGGCGCAAAAAGAATACGACCAACAGTTCTGGTGGGCACCGGGTGAAACCGCGCCCGATCGTGCGCCCGATTTAGGCGCTGCGTTCGGCAATTAATTTAAGATTTTTTATAGCTGTTAAGACGTTGGATATAGCTTTCGCAGCCTCCGATACTACCGTCGTAATTATATTTTGTTATTGCGCCGGTAGTATCGGTCACAATTTGGATCTTGCAGTTATATTCTACCGGGATAGCGTTAGTCCGGTTGGTTACAGCATTAAACTGTTTGTTGCCGACAGTGCCGTAGGTGGTTTCAGGCGCGGAATAAACCAACACGCCCGAGGTTGAATTCACCCACGTATAAACTTTCTCACTGTCAAAAGTTTGCTCTTGAGATGGATAGCCCAGTACGTCAAAAGCGACTTTTTTATCTTTCCCCACCAAAGAATTTAAGCCGCTATCCATTTGTCCAAAAGTGACGCAACCCGAAAATAAAAAACATAAAGCCAAGATTATTCTTTTCATTATCCTATTCCCTAAGTCTTGTTAGATTTGTCCATGCAGTCCTTGCACCACAGTGTTAATTTATCTTTTCGATTACTGTTTGGATAGAAATTATATTTCATTCTACGTTTTTTACACTTTGGGCAGTACTTCTTATGATCGGTATCACGGGGGGCGTCTAAACATTCACCGCACCAAATCGTTAGCCCATCTGGTTGTTTCGGTGATTTTCTAAACTTACTGTAGAACATGGTTCTGCTACAACGCGGGCATTTTTTGCGGTCTTCGCTTTCAATAAGTGGAAGTGGCACTTTCTGTTCTACTCTTTGAGTTACCACAGGTTTGGGGGGCTGCGGAAGTTCTACAACTTTTTCTACTCTGGGTTCGACTCTCTCTTGATTGTAAGACTGAATAACCGCGTGATTATAGGCTTCACTTGGATTTTCTTGCACGGTTGGGGCCGCAGTAAATTTAGTATTAGTACTATCGACAACTTTCGTGCGCTCTATACGCACTTCACCTGTTTGGGTCTTAATAGTATCAACTTGCCTGATAACTGTGCGGTCATTAGTTTTAGTTTTAGTTTTAGTTTTAGTTTGATTAATTATATAGATAATAATTACAACAACGCCAACTACAATCCAGAAAATTTCCATATCCGCTTCCAAAGGATTAATGTTTTTTAACAATGTAACGAGTTGCTTCTGCGTAATCAATGCGATAGTCAGGAAACCGAACGCCATAGCGATAGACCATAGCCTCATCATACTGATGGGGTTATTTTATGCACGAAGATTATAAGACGCGATTAACTACGTTGTGCGACAAACTGACCGATGTTGTCCTGGCTGAATCTGATCCGGATAACTGGCCCGGTGCGGATAAAGCGATTAACGAACTAAGCAAAGACGAGCGCGGCGATCGCTATTGGGATAAGAAGAACGCGGCGGCTTCGCTGACGTTGTTAATCAAAGTCCATTCGCTGATCGGTATGCACAACCGTGGTGGTAAAACCCCCGACAATAGCCCCTCCGCTGACGCTGAAGAAGAGATGGCAAAAGAAGTGGCCACCGCCGAACGTGATGCAAAACGTGTGGTTGAAAGGGCGCTGAAAAAAGCGAAGTGCGGCCAGTGATCTCTTTTGCCGCATTCTATGTCATGTGGGCCAAGCGAATGCGCTGGGATGTTCCCGATTGCCATTGGCGTGCGGTTCACTGGCTGGAACATCGGGAAGATATCGCCGTTCTACGGTGTTTCCGTGGCTTCGGTAAATCGACTATTTTGGCGGTTTACAATGCCTGGCGTTATTACCGCGATAATACCTATCGTATTTTGCATCAATCTGAATCCGACGGCACCGCTTATAAAACCTCGCGCGATACGCTTAACGTACTGTGCAATCACCCGCTGACAAAAGGCATGTTGCCCGACGGTCAAGGCACGGTAGAGCAGTGGTGGGTGAACGGTTCGACCGACTCACGTAACGCCAGTATGTACGCCAAAGGCATTCTTTCTAACGTCACCTCGGCGCGTGCCGATGAGTGCCAAAACGATGATGTTGAGGTACCGAAGAACATCACCACCCCCGAGGCACGGGAGAAATTGCGCTACCGGTTGGAAGAACAAACCCACATTCTGGTGCCAGGTGGCCGTACGCTGTATATCGGCACTCCGCATACCCATGACAGCCTATACGATGAAATGGAGCAGACGGGGGCGGATTGTCTGACCATTAAGCTGTTTAACCAAGAGCACCGTATAGAAGAAAAGTTCGCAACCGAGAAGAACTACTCGGTACCATTTCGCCCTGAGTATGTGTTTACCGGTATTTATAAAGGCGCTCGGCTACTGGTTGAAGGTAAAGACTACCGGTTGACCGATAGCGGCATTGAGTTTGCCGAAGCACCTAATGTGTTGATCGACTGCTATGCCGATTGTGCATGGGAAGAACGCTTTACCCGCGAAGAGATGAAAAAGCGGCGCAGAAAACCCGCACCATTAATGCATGGGATAGCCAGTATCAGCTACACAGTAAGCCGATAGGGGATATTCGTCTTAATCCTGACCGTATACGGGCTTACGATGTACATCCCGTTATTCGTTACGCCAACGGCGGTTGCACTATGTGGCTCGGTAGCATCCAAATCGTGGGTGCCGTGGCCTATTGGGATGTTGCGCTAGGTAAAGTGAAATCAGATGCTAGCGCCTTTACATTGATGCTTACCGATGCTCGCGGCCATTTATACTGGCAAGTCTGTATCGGTCTAACTGGCGAGCTGGCCGACTTTGACGACAACGACAAGATAGTCGGCGGGCAGGTAGTGCAAATCCGTGATTTTGTTATTCAATACCAGATCCCCCGCGTAGTTGTCGAGGTCAACGGCCCCGGTGGTTTTGCGCCTAAATTGCTGCGTCAGGCATTGAAAGGCACTGGCTGCGGTGTTGCCGAAGAATTCTCCGTTGTAAATAAACAGAAACGTATCCTCGATGCACTCGAAGCGCCGCTCTCCTCCCGTTTTCTTTGGGCGCATGTTGATGTGCTCGACGGCCCTGTCTATGACCAAATGCGCGATTTCAATCCAAAATTAAAAAATCAAGACGACGACTATATCGACTCTGGCTCTGGCGCTATCGGTCAAACGCCGGTACGTATTGGTAAATTAGTCGGGAAACCGAATGAGCAAACGCGTGACCATTGGCAACCATACGGAGGCGATCACGAGGTCGCTGTCGATTACTAACGAGGTGGTGTAATGGCCGTTCCTAACCAGACCCCTTATACGGTATACACCGCCAACGGCGTGACTACCGTATTTCCTTTTAATTTTATGGTGTTCAGCGCGACGGATTTAGCGGTATCTATCAACGGCACGGTACTAAGTAGTGGCTTTACCGTATCCGGTGTTGGCATTGTCAATGGCGGTGCAGTCACTTTTCTGACCCCTCCTGCGTCAGGCGTAACAGTTATGCTGGCCCGCGTTATGCCTTTGGTGCGCGTAACGGAATACCAAGATAATGGGGATTTATTAGCCGCGACGGTTAACAAAGATTTCGACCGCATTTGGATGGTATTACAAGGGCAGGCGGTGGATCATAGTCTTGCGCTGAGTAGACCGAGTATTGCATACGACTATTATGCGGGGCGTGGCTACCGGATTACTAATATCGCCGCTCCAATAAATGATCAAGATGCAACGACAAAGAGCTATGTAGATGCATTAGCACATTCCAACGATCAGCATACCTTGAGAGTCCCTGAAAGCGTTGTGGGCGTGATACCAAGTGTAGCCCTACGTAGTAATAAACTGCTTGGGTTTTCTGATAGCGGCGAACCTGTAGCCATCGATGCCGCGAGCGGCTCCGCTGCCGACGTCCTGATCAAGCTTGCCAAGCCAACCGGCGCGGATCTTGTCGGGTACTCTACTGGGACAGTAAAAAGTGGGTTAGATAACGCAATCAGTATTCTAAACACAAACATTCAATTACCCGGAAATTTGGGCGTAAAGGGCCTTGAGGTTCACCCGATGGGTAGCAACCCAACCGAGGGCGGGCAAATTGATTTATATGATAAGGCAGATGCCAGAGCCGCTTTTATTGATATCGACTCTGGCGGGAATTTTAGAGTTGTTACCGAGTCACTGGGGGTGACTCTATCAATCAATCGAACTACTGGCAATATAGTCATTCCTAAAGCGCTTACGGCTGCGGGGATTTTAAAAGGCTATGGAATTATAGCTGAAGGTACTGTTTATGCAGGAAATACTGCGGCATGGTTGGCTGCTGACGGTAATGTCTACGGCTCTGTATGGGGAGGTTATTTATCTACCTACCTGTCTAACCGCACAGAACACCGAGTCAGGGCATGGGCGGCAGTGCAAGGAAACGGCACAATCATTAGCTCATTCGGTTTTGCTGCGATAAACCGTACCAACGTTGGCGGTTATAACTTCACCATGTCAACGTCAAATGGCGCGTATGCCGTTACTGTGGGAATTAACGGCGGTTCACAAAACGGCGCACTTAATGCTCACTCCGCTAATATTTGGAATAGAACGCCGAATTCATTCAGCATCCAAAATGCCAATGACAGCGGCACACAGTACAACTGGATTGATTGGCCTGAATTTTACGTCATCGTCGTCGGCCCATAAGGAATAAAAGATGGAACAATTTATTAATCAGGCGCTGTCAGACAACGAGGCATACGAAAACATCCATGTTGTGGTGTTTGAAAACAAAAGTGGTCGCGGTATGACAGTGGCCAATTTCGCCGCACAAAAGTATTTAGATGCATTTACCCATGATGGGCCTTACCTAAAAATCTTGCGTGAAGACCTGCCAGACCAGCATTTTATCGAGGCCTGGCAGTTCAATAAAACCCATGATGCCATTGTGGTAAATCCCCTTTGGTTGCAAGAAATGCAGGTGGCAGAAGCAGAAAGGGAGCGGAACCGTAGAATCTGGCTAGTTCAGGACGAACTCACCGCGCTGCAAACTGACCTGATGTTGGGGATTATTGATGATGAAAGCACCGCACATCTAATCAAACTGAAAAAATACGTTATTGATCTCAAGCAATTAGATGTAGCAATTGCACCGGATGTTATTTGGCCGGAGCTGCCTGATTAATACAGCAAGGATGCTATCCATTCCCCTACTATATAAATGGTCAGGATTCCGACCAGCCCCTCTAATTAAAATGTAAGCACCTTTAGCAACTGGCCCCGTCTGGGGGTGCTTATGAAAATGGATACCTCTAATTCCCTAACGTACTGGTGGTCTGCCTTACTCGGCGTTTTCTCGCTGCTATCACTGCAAGATTATGTCTTTATTCTCGGCGCGGCCATTTCTGCGTTTTTCACTATTAAAACCTATTACGCCAAGCGGCGGGAAGAAAAAGCCCGGTTGCTGGAGGAAACGCGGCGTACCAACGTTATCGAAGCTTTTCTCAGCAGCGCAGATAAGAAACCCATCAAAGACCGTTCGGCGGCGGTCGGTGTGGTAGTCGAAGCAACTAAAAAGGCGGCCGCTCATGCCGTTGAATAAAAGCAAGCTGAGTAAAACAGTGCTGGCACTGATAATTGCGGGGGCCAGCGGTACGGTAATTCTTGGTGGTTTTCTGGATGAAAAAGAGGGTAACCGTCTTTCGGCTTACCGCGACGGCATGGGCAAACCCACTATCTGCCGTGGGGTTACTTTCATTGACGGCAAGCCAGTTCAGATGGGGATGGCTCTTACCGCCACGCAGTGCAACAAACTTAACCAGAAAGAAGCCGCCGCCGCTATTGCATGGGTAGAACGTAACGTTCATGTTCCGCTTACTGAGCCGCAGAAAGCCGGTATTGCGTCATTCTGCCCGTACAACATCGGCCCCGCTAAATGCCTCCCATCCACGTTTTATTACAAACTCAATTCCGGGGATCGCATAGGCGCGTGTGCTGAAATTAAGCGCTGGATCAGGGACGGCGGCAAAGATTGCCGCATTCGTTCTAATAACTGCTACGGGCAGATAGAACGGCGGGCGCAGGAAAGCGAATTAACATGCTGGGGGTTGGATGAATAAGACACTCATTGCGGCATTAATATCTTTATCTGTCGGGGCGGGCGCTGCGTGGTGGATTGAGGACATGCGCTGGGATACGGATGTAGCGGATTTGAAACTCAAGCAGGGTGAAGCGCTAAAAGCCATTAGCGACAAGGCACTGGCTGATACTGAAACCCATATCAGCACCATGAAAGCCTTGCAAAAGCGTCTGGCTGAATTGGATAAACAACATTCGGAGGATCTGGCTAATGCTCAAGTTGAAAATGATCGTATGCGCGATGATGTTATCGCTGGTTCTCGTCGGGTGCGTATCGCAACCGCCAATCTTGCAACCTGTCAGCTCACAAAAAGCGGAGACTCAACCACCGGCGGCGTGGGCAATGGCACTACCGTCGAACTCTCTCAAGCTGCTGGACGAAACATTTTCGATATCAGAGCCGGCATCATCAGCGACCAGGCAAAACTGAAATATCTGCAAGATTATGTGCGGAGTATCCAGCAAAATAATTAA